TCTATGGCGGCAAAGTCCCGCTCAATCTGTCGCTTGCGCCAGCCGCTGGTGTGTTCCCATTGGCCCTGCTTCAAGGCCAACTGCTCAAATGCTTCGTCTTCCGGGTCTTTCATGTTCTCTCCTAAATTTCGTGCGATACGCATTGGTGTACCGTCATCAGCTTTGCAAGTTCATACATCCACACGGCGTGTTGGTTGGTCACGTTTGATGACAGCGTTTTGAGTTCGCCGTCTTCGTAGAACAACACGACACACGCCTCCTTCGGCTCAATGCGCTCCCTTGCATGAGTGAGCATGGCCGTGGCGTCCCAATCTTTGAGGTGGTGTACTTTCATCTGCCCCCCCTTTCGTTCTCATCCATCCAGAACCACAGGTGCATCAGCCCAATGAACACAAGGCCACAGACAATGAACCCAATGCCGCCCAAGAGAATCGTTGCAAGAATCGTCTCCATCATCTCTCCTTTTGTACAGAATTACTTGACATATTAACACTCCCCATAGCTTTGTCCATAGTGGGCTTCGCAGGTCACGGGTAAACCCCTAGCCCAATCTGGAGCCACGGACATGCACTCGACGATATATGCAAGCGCCTCGTCTTTCTCTGCCTCGGGAACCACGACCACCGCCGCATCATGGACGGTCAGCGCGACCTTGTATCGCTCGCGTATCTTGAGCATCTGCTCGCCAACGACAATCCTCGCCAGGGCTTGAACTACGTTTTCAACTAGCGACCCGCCCCAGATGGAAACAGGTCCTTTACGAGACTTGTATACGTATTGGCTTTTAGATTCTTCAGTGTTGAGATGCAAGTCGGGGTAGCGAATCATCAGCCCATTGGGTAGGGTTATCCCTTCCTCAGTCACGCGCAGGCACTTGTGGTTGCCGTAGTAATACGGCTTAAGGTCACCCCAGTTGGTCAAATCCTTGATGACTGCATCACCATCCCGCCACAGTTGGATGATCTTGTCGTTGCTGTCGCGGTATGTCCTAACAAACTCTTTGGCTTCGTCCTCGGTAACTACAGCTCCCGGCGGCGTTGTCTTGAGTGTGTGTTGAAGTTTTAATGCCCCAGTGCCGTAGCCTAGACCCAGAATACAGGTTTTACCCACGAACCGTTCCACAGGATTGTTTTTGCTGACTGGTCGCGCATAAATCTTTGTGGCGAATAAAGAGTAGACATCTTCACCGTTGGCGAATTGCCTAACGACATCTTCTTGCCCTGCCAACCACGCAAGGACACGCGCTTCGATCTGAGACGAGTCGCAGTTGATGACAATGTGATCGTCAGGCGCGATGACTGCATTCTTGAGAGCCTTTTTCTTTTTATCTCTACTGGGGAGATTTTGGAAATTAACTTTATCAGAGCCTGCCCAACGTCCTGTGTGAGCACCGTAGTACTTGAGTGGGATGGGAAGCCGCCCTCTATTACGCTTACCGATGTCGATGAATCGCTGGATGCGGGATTCTTCGAGGGTAGACATGGTACCCAATCTAACAGCACATAACTGTTGAATGAACGGGTCTTCATGTTCAGTAAGCGCCAGAAAGCCCTCATCGTTTTTAGCCAGCGCATAGGTCATCTCCCCCTTTGATTTCTTGCCCTTGCTCTCTTTCATAGGCACCTCAATGCCATGCTCAGTCAGGATGGCGGCAAACTGTTTCCCGCTTGCCAGCTTCTTGCGTACCGCTTCTTCGTCCTTGCATAGAAGTTTCTCCATCAATGTCTGGAGTAGCGCCATCTTCTCTTCTTTTAGTTCAACGAGGCGGTCTTGTAGCAGCGCATCGTCCACATGAAACACAGGCTGAGTGAACATCCGCAGTGTCATGTCGATCAAGTCCAACTCATTCTTCGGAAACGCGCTCGACAATATTTTGAACAGCCTTAAAGTAAGTTCAACGTCGTTCATGCAGTACACGCCGTATCGTGCGAGTTCTTCATCAGTGAAGTCCAGGCGTTTCTTACCCTCTGCATGGATTACTTCATCACCTTTCTCACCAATTCCATAGCGCATAGCCAGCGCCTTGAGTGAGCCGCCAGCGTCAACGCCATGAACCGCTCTAGCCATAGACAGGGTGTCGAGCAAGTACACGGGGTCTATGTTGAAGTGCCAATCAAGAATACATCCATCGAACAGCGTGTTGTGAGCCAGTAGTGCTGAGTCACTCCAGTCGATCTTGTGTAGATGATCTTTGATCTCGCTCATGGTTCCAGAGAACCAAGTAGTAGGTTGCTCGTTGATCTTCACGCTCACGCCAATGACTTCAAAGCGGCGATCACGAACATACTCTTCTGTGGTCTGAGTTTTAAAACCCAGACCCTTGTCGTAGTAGGTCTCAAAGTCGAGGGTTACGATCTGCATCTGCTTTCTTTCGTTGTTCCATGCTTTCTTTCAAAATCTTCCTGAGCCACACAACGCCCCCTAGCTTCTTCCATTCAGCGTAGTGAGCAGGTATCAGTCTTGCGCTTACTGTTATGGCAACGCTCGTCATTTCGGATTTAGGTCTAGGCATATCACCACCAGAATTTGCGTTTTGAGGAGGGGGATTTAAGTTGGCTAATCATCTTCTGCCTATGTAACTCTCGTTCATATTCCATCTTTTCTCGCACATATTGTTCTTGCCTAGCCTGCTCTTGTATGTGCCTATAGTGTTGCTCATACTCTTCAAGGGTCTGCGAACCCATCATCTGTGTATTTGTGTTCAACGTGCCCCCACCACTAAATCCCACACCACCATGTAACACTCTTGGGTCAGAATGGTTTATGCCGTACCGCTCACCCATTCTGATCTTCCTGGCCTCTTCCTTTTCACCTTGCTTCTCCTCGCCAGCAAGACGCTTGAAGACTCGCTCGTTAAAGTCATCACGGTAGAACTCATCTCTTGCTTTTTTAATCATCTCCTGTTCTTCTTTATTCGCAACGCGCCATGCGTAGTCAAGCAAGTCAGACCACTTCCCGCCAAAAATTTCTCCGTCATAGGGTACCGCCTTGCCCTCGGTGAGAAATTCCTCGGGGTTGGTCTTCATTCGTGCAAGCAAAATATCTAATCCAGTCAGCATCACGCTCTCCTTTAAATAACTGGTTTCAAATTAGGGGTTGAGGAATGGCTTGATGAGGCAATAGGTCACGGCCTGTTCCCAGGTGAAGAACGTGTTCGTGCCGTTACGCATCCACACATCGCCTCTATCGGGGGTTGTTGTATGAGTGAAGCCCATATCCTTGAGATAGTTATAAACATCATCTGGTGTCTGCTGGTATGGCAAACGCACCGTCGCCGTGAGGTTCGGCATGGTGCTTGTAGTCGATGTGGTCGATGATTGCCAATTGACTGTTGATTGTTGTGTTCCATGTACCATGTCGCTCTCCTTAAATAACAAATTCAAAAGCGTCAAAAAAAGGCATGGCGAACCATGCCTGTGAATTAAGGTTGTGTGTTAGCGATCTCTCGGTTGAGATACCACTGAGCCTTCTGCAAGTCCTGTAGCTTGTTGCCCTTGTGGTCTGCTCGTGTGAGGTACTTCACCACATTGCCAAGGTTATAGCTAAGACTCTTTGCCTCGATGAAGTCGATCGTCTCGATGCCGCCTTTCTTGTAATGCTCGGGATGATTCACTGGGTCATGCGCCTTGTCGATGTCTACGCCAAAATGCTCTGCCACAATACGAGGCGCATCGTCAGTTCTAACTAGCGTTCCACCCTTGGGTGGAGTACTAATCTTCTCCCGCACAGGGGTAGACAAAGGCGTGTCAAACAAAAAAGGCGTGTCAAACACATACTTGCCATCTTTGGTTTTGACAATCCCCATAGTCTTTCTCTGCACAGCCAACTGAACGTGTGCGGCCTGCTTGGTCATGTTGAATTTGGTTGCCAACACATCAGCACTAATGCTGGGTTGTGTCCGCAGGGTGTTTCTAATCTTTGCGGCTCTCGATTTAGGTTTCTCAAAGTTACTCATGTGCCTTCTCCTTTTTGGTGCGGCGTTTCACTGATACGATTCCAGCCCCATGCTGGCCTCGTGCTTCTTGCATTTCATCTGCAAGTTCGTATGCAAGGGTGGGTATCTGGTCGGGGTGATGCCCCTTCATCAATAAGCCCATCATTGCAAATCCTGCGTGAAGATCACGCAAATTACTTCGGTCTTGTTCATCCATTTTTGGTTTCCTTAATCCAGTGTTCAAATATATGGATGTTGTCGGCATGGACAACCCAACTGTCCCCGCCTGCGTACTCAATCCTCTGCAAATGTTGGTGTTGTAGGGCGGTTGGTTCTTTGGACATATCAGCCTTTGCCTCTATCGCTAGAAACTTTCCCTTGAAACAGCACAAGAAGTCAGGCACACCAGCGTTACCAAATCCCGCGCCATGCGGCATCGCATAGTAGATGTTGTTTGCATTGAGAATCTTCTTGATCTTGTCCTTGACTTTGCCCTCGGGTGTATTAGCCATTGTTGTTCTCCTTCTGTGGCAAAGTCGATGTAATAAAGCGTACAGCAGTGTCACCATCTTTCAGTAACACAGTTACCGTTGCGGCTTGCAAGTCGCTACCGTAAATCAATATCAGGGCTTCCATGATTCGTGTCATTTCTTGGTTCATGCGTTCTCTCCTCACAGAATATCTTTGTGGACTTCATTGATCTCGGCTTGCTTGCGCAAGTATGTAAGCATCACCTGCTCAAAGGATTCCTGCCACAGTGGGTATTACCCCCTGCATAAAGCGTTTAGCATGGTCAGCAATGAGTAGTTCCTCAAGCGACTTTGTCATCACCCTCTCCTTTCATAGCCGCCACTGTTGGGCGTGTCAGCACCAGACAGAAATAAGACTCGGATACCCTCCACCCTATCTCATCAAGGGCGGGGGAATGTCCATTGGTATACAGCATCAGCTTTGTTAACGCATCGTCAGGGCGGTATGTCCAATCAGTTGCAAGAATCATTGCCAGCTTTGTCTTCAACTCATCCGGCAATGTGTGATCGTCATATCGTCTGTGGTATCCATCAGCGACATAAACGACATATTCCCCCGATACACGCCGCATGGGGACTCGCACTAAATCCCAGTTGCGTGGATGCACAACAGGCGCAAAAGATGTCATATATGCTTTAATCAGCATGGGGTTGCCATCCAGATGTAGTCGTAGTGCGTGGCTCGTTCTTTGTAGAAGAACACCGCATCAAGGTTTTCGTCATACTTGTCAGTGACAGGGAGATAGCCATTTTGTAGAACGTGTTTGTTCTCGTAGGCCAGCTTTATCATAGTCATCACAGGTATGAGTCCTTCACACTCGGTAATGTCTTTGTACCGCTTGAATGGCTCAATGATTTCATACTGTTTATCTCCTACGATTTTGACTTTGCTGACTAAGAAATGACCATGCCCATCGGCACCAACCAGATAGAAAGGGTTGTGGAAGAACCGCTTGTGTTCCTCTATCTGCTTGACCACTACTTTATCAGCTTCGTTGTATTTGTCAAGTACCTTTTGACATTTAATTGTGTCGATCGTCAGGTGATTACCATTAGGAGTTTCCCCTAGATACGCACACAGCAACGCATGAACCTCGTTTGCCGAAAGTTCAGATGACTTGTAGGTACTACCTTGTGCGCCATTCAGTAACCCCATAGCATCCTCTATGAGTTTTGTTTTCTTGGTGTTCATATCCTCAACGCTCGGGACAGCGCCGACTCGCTTGAGGGTTGCCATGAGTGAAGAAACTTTGGCACTGTGCAACGTCTCTTTGTCCTCATGGGTACGTCCGCGCTCTTTCTTGTAGTATGGTGAACGATAGTAAAAAGTGCATTTACCAGCGGCTATCACTGCCCACGCCTTGCATACTGCTATGCCGTTGGGCAAGCACAGTTGAAACTTGCGCTTCTCCCCCTCGTTGATACCCGACTCTGTGAAGTTCAACACCTTCAAACCAAACTTGAAACACATCTCCCTTATCAGGGGAAACGCTGGGTCATCGTGGATGGCTTGTTTGAGTTCCTCGGTTTGGAATCCATCAAGAATGTATATGCTCATGATTTGCTCTCTCCTGGTTAGTCGTCCACCGCTAGGTGGACTGTTGATTAATACTGCTTTACTATCTGCCCATTCACCTCGATCTCGTACCCCCAGATGCTCGGTGGATACGCCTCGCCCTTGCCATAGCGCACAAGGGTGAATACCTCGGGGTTCTCTCTGTAAATCCTCGTGTTCAGTTGACGCTTCATTGCCATGTAAATCTCATGTGGCTCAGTCGCATACCAACTAACATTTGGTCGATTGATCTGCTCTACCAATCTGCCAGTGCCCATCGCTAACGAATAAAGAATCATTGCATCAAGCGGTGCCTCGTTCTTCATCTTCTCAGCCAGTTCATAGTGAGTCGTATCTGTCCTAGCTATCTCATCTCTCGCCGCCAGTAAGACTTCACTACCAGTAGCAAGGAAAACATCCCTAGACATAGCCTTACACATAGTTTCGGCCGTCTTCATAAACGATTCGTATCCTCCAAGAACCTCTTTGCTCACCTTTCGGTTAACCTTGCGGCCGATCACTTCATAGTCATCGAGCAGTTGGAATTTCTCAGTGGTAGATGCCCTCGCACCTTGGAAGATTGGTGTGCATACTGTCCATCGTCCATTCGTGTGCATCATCCCACCTCGCCGTGAATCGTTGACGAACCAGCCTGATGTGAACCGACTCAGCAGGGCTTTGTCTCCTTGCCCGTAGGTGTCAAGGTCAGGGTTGAATTGAAAGTATCCTTCGGGATAGACTGTCCCCATGTCATAACGCACGACCTCATACATCCAGTACTCAGCCCTCCCATCATGGTATGTGTACTCATGCAGGTTTTTGTGTCCTTGCAGTTTTCGTTCGAGATACTCTTTGTGGGTCAATTTGGTTGACTTAGTTCGAGTCCCATACACAATGTCAAACACCTTCACACCATTGACTTCTCGCACAAAAAAGTTCTTGGTGTTCTCCCTGCGTCCGAACAGCGGAAACCTATCCCATGTGCCACGATAGGGTGCCTGTGTCATTGCGATCTTGTTCAGTCGCTCGTAGTTCAATCCATTCATATTCTCTCTCCTTTGTTAAGTTCATCAACGAGGTCTAACACTCTGCGCCATCTCTTCTGATGCGTAGCATCTTCCTTACCCAACATCTCAGATAACGCAATCAAGTGCGCCTGCTCTCCATGCACTCTGATTAACTGCCTAGCTACTGCTAGGTTGATAATCTTCTCGTTCGCCTCCCTGTTGAGGCTTATCGGATGCCACTTCTCCTTCTCCCACATCTTCTACTCCTTCATCTAACCACGCCAGCACATCACGCCACAGTTGTGGGTGTTCTGTGCCGTTTGATAGTCTCTCTACACAATAGAGATAAGCACCGTCCCCTATTTGATCTTTCAGTTCTTGCGCTATCTCTTTAGACATTCGGTGTCGTGACATTTCTGTTAACCCATTGGTTTTGTATGCAACGTGTGCCCACGCCACATATAGCCCTAAGTCCATCTCCATCGGTTTTCCCATGCTTAGTCCTCACCGAATTTCACCTTCTTGCCCACAGGGGGCTCAAACGATTTGCACTCGGTCACCATCCACAGGGTTGGGCTAGGAATGTTCCATGTGACATCCCTTTCCACATAACCATCGGTGAACACAATCACACACTCGGCATTGATGCGTTCCTTGTTAATATATTCATTGACACACGACACATGAGTACCGCCTCCGCCCATCGGTTTGAGTAGCTTGGCGATGTCCTGATAGTTGCCGTTAAACACTTGCTCACCATGCACAGCGGTGTCCCACCAAAGAACACGAACCCGCTCGGGAGAACAAAGGTCGCAAATAGAGACCAGTTCTGTCGCAAACTCGGTAATCTGCTCACTGCCAATAGACCCTGATGTGTCGATCGCAATCACCACCTCACCGATCGTCTCGTTCTCCATGCTTGGCAAATAAATGTCATTGACCATCTGTCGCTTGTTCAGCTTACGCCAGGTGTATTCATCCTTGCCCTTGACTGCGCTGGATACAAAGTCTCTCAGCGCATCACGCCAATCTACCTTGGGTTCCAGCAAGTCGGAGATTGATCGGGGAATCTTTGCGCCCATACGACCAGCCAGCATCCCACCCTCACGCAATGCCTTGTCGATCGCATCGTTGATCTCTTTGACCTGCTCGTGCGTTAAGTCCTTCAGGTTGTCAAGATCATGTTCGTCTGCGTTAGAGATGTCATACTTCTTGCCATTGATCTCGATGATGTCCCCATCCCCATCGTCATCGTTATCTTGGTCTCCACCTCCAGATGGATTGTTACCTTGCTGGCCTCCGTTGTTGCCCTTGCCTTTCTTGCCGCCCTTGCAATTCTTCTTGAGATAGTTGTACACCTCACGCATAGACCAATTCTGAAACATGGAGTCGTACACCGCACCATCGGGCAACTCCACGATGCGTTCACTTGAGCCGGAGATAGTGCCCTTGATGTCCTCGATGATGTTATTAACCACCATGTCAGCGGCGATGTTTGCCAGCTTGCGGTTCTCCTCAAACATATCCTTACCCCTTGGCAACTGCTTCAATGCCACATGAAGGTTCTCATGCAACACCAAGCCACGCACTTGGGGTTCGCTGTCAACACCCTCTAAGAACTTGCGCCCATAGACCTTGTTCACACCATCGGTGTATGCCGTAGGACATCCGCTGTCCACGACCTCGCTCTTGCCCATCAACATTACGCCCGAATACAGCGCAGTTTCTGGATGCTTCATCAGCGCAATGTGCGCCTTCTTCACTCGGATTTCCTGTTTGCTCATATCGCTCTCCAATAGAAAACATCTAACACAAGAACAATCGCCGCCAACACATAGATGGCAATCAACCACCTGGACGGCGCACTCACCGCTTCACTTCCTCAAAGTCAAACCCCCTGCCCTCATCGGTCTCGACAACTCTGATCTGACCCTTGGCAATGCGGATGAATATCTCACCTGTTATGCTCCTGTGCATATAAACATCGCCTCTCAGCTTGAAGTAGAGATAGGTCATCACTACAAAACCAATGAACAAGACTAACTCCAACTCGGTTATGGTCATCATCATTCAACTCCTTAGAATAATTCGTGGTTGTTCTTAGCCCACTCTGCGATCTTGGCGTTGTTACGAGCAAGCCGCACCGCCTTGGGACTACGCATCATCATGGTGAAGAACACCGCTTGCACCTCGGACGATTGAATACGCTCAACGAATTCCATGAACGATGTCAACTCATCCTGCGTTGCCAAGGTATCCACAGCTTGAAACATAATCATCAACTGCGCTGAGATGTCAGTCGGCATGGGTACATCCTTGGGTTTCTTGATAATGTCCTTCACATCCATCAATGATTTCTCCAAGGACATGAACGCCGCCATATCACCAGCCGCCGATGCGCCGATCGTGCCAGCCAATGCAACCATCGTTGCGTTCTCGCCCAACACATCACGATGCTTCACGATCACATCGCACTTGGCAAGCGAACGAGGTGAGCAGAAAGACAAACTACTCATGCTCGGCTTGAAGATGTAAGGGTTGTCCTTCTGGTTGTCGCCTTCCATGTACGATGCCATGACACGAGGGAACATCGACACGAATGCCCGAACGACACGAGAGATTCCATTAGCTGTCGCCCACTGCAACCACTCATCGGGAGTCGGCTTTGCCATTCGCACAATGCACACACGATTGCCAGCATGAGCAAGCATCGAGTCGCCCACACCATCGCTCGCATTGTTCGATGTCGCCATGATTACGCTTCCATCTGGCAGTGGTCTGTCACCTACCATTCTCTCCAGCATCAGTCGGGTGAAGATAATCTGCAACAGCTTGGGTGCTTTCATCAACTCATCGAGACAGATCATCTTGGGCTTGTCGCTGTCTAGCTTGAACAACTCCGCAACGTAATACTCCAGCGTCTTGCTAGCATGGTTGGGAATAGTCATACCTATGTCCGACATATCTTTCACGGGGCAGTCCACATAGATGTAGTCGTACTTGTCGCCGTGATCTTCCTCGATCATCTTCAACAGCGATGTCTTGCCACACCCAGGCTCGGACTGAATGACAACAGTCAACTCTGAACCTACCAGCGGAATCATTTTCCGCAACTCATTGATGGACACGGTGGGGGTGAAATTCATTTTGCTCATTTAGATACTCCTTGGTTAAACACACTGAAAAGAACTGATTGGGTGAGGGGTGAGGTTGGGATTTCTACAACCAACTCCCTTCGGGTTAACCTGCGAACCCCATTGTTGGTCAGGTAACGGACACCCCTCATAAACTTACACACACTGAAAAGAACTGAACTTACTCAAGATGCTGTCCACATCCTCCTTCACACTCGAACGCACAGCGTCACTCTCTCGAATGTCCTCTGCGTTCACATCGGCTAATGCTCTCTCAAGCATTGCCCTTGCCTCTTCCAACTCGGGATCATCATTTAAGTTGAACCCCTTGAAGGTCTCACACATTTCCTTTGCTTTGAGCAGGGTCGTGTCGTATATCTTGCGTTTCTTCACCTTGGTCTCGCCAGTGTTATCGTCAACGCCTAGCTCGTCATAGCCACAGCAGTGGCTAATGGATTTCATAACCTCGATGAACCTTGATTTCTGTTCCATCATCACATGGGACACTATGTTCTCGGCTTGTCTGCTGTATGTATCAAACAAGTCATCAGCGATGTCATTCGCAATGCCACACCTAAAATCATTCATGGGAACCTCGGACACATACAACTCCACGCCGAACTTCACCCGCAAATCACCAACAGCGGGATAGTCATCACGATTGAACATATCGCCAGCCTTGAACGCCATGTCCGACACGATCGAACTGTATGAACCCAGGAATTCATCAACCAAGGTGTCGAACTTCATCTTGTGTTCGCTGAACTCTTGCTTGAACCTCGGCACATCCACGCTCGGTAACAGGTCGTTCGCATCATTCCAGCGATATGTGCGCCGCTTCGTCCAGTTATAGATCGTCTGGCGATAGTTGACGATCGCCTTGTGCTTGGGGTGATCTGCCAACAGATTTTTCACATACTTCCCCGCGTTGCGATCAGCCCGCTTTGAATCGGAAACCTCATTGCTGATGCCCCGATCTTGCTTAGTTGCTGACCACACCTTTGTGTCGATACTGACCAGCACCGCACTCGATGCCAAGCTTATGAGATGCTTGGGCTTTTGCAATTCCATGTTCATGCTTTCTCTCCTTGAAATAAAAATCCACTCTTGCGTGGAACGCTGATTAACACACTCACTGACATCCTTTTCGACTGAGATATAAGTATAGCATAACTTTACCTATAAGTCAATCCCTTTGCGCAAAAAAGTTAGATAGGCGAGACCAGTTATCTAGTGGCTTACCAGTCCCGCTCGATCGAACGACTCACCCCCAACCATTCAAAGTCGGCATTGCCGTTTGCTCTAACCTCAATGTCCTCATACTCTTCACCAATGCGCACGAACCGATAAGCTATCTCTGAGTTGTTAGACTCATCATTAGCCCACTCGTCCGCAAGATCAAGCAACGCCTCGTGGCACCGCACATCGGGGTAGTCGGAGTACCACTTCACATGGTCAGCGGCAAAGTTGATGCGGTATCGTGCTTCATCTATTTCAAACTCAGCCCACTCACGCTCATGGAAGCAAGCAGCCGTGGCTGCATTAGCCTTAGCCTCAGCTAAGAATGTATAGAACGATTGCTTGTTCTTCTCATCGTGGTCCGCAGTGAACCGAATTGTGTATGCCACATCTGATCTGTACCCCATCACGCATCTCCAATGGCTTTCGCCAGCAATATCATCAAGTCCTCGTCAGTCTGGAAACCTAGAGGGTCTTCGGTCTCACCCTTACCATCTGCATTCGTCACCCATACCTCATAGGGTGCGGCAACAGTGGAATAGAACAACTGCCCACACACGACAGACACTTCCTTGCCGTTAGGGAACTTGTACCTAGCAAAGTAATGTCCCCCTACCTTTGACCTCTCGGATTCCCCGATCGGGTGCGACCCCCAACCAACTATGAATTCATCGTATGGCAGGGATGGCTTGTCCCTACTCATAGGCTTGAACACTGCCTCCATGAAGGTCATATCTTCTCTAATTACCATTGTGAAACCCTCCCTTGTTGTTGATACCTTTCAAATCCTCCATGTCAGTAATCATCATGTAGTTGGACTTGTGCATTGGCACGATCGTGCGCACGACCTCCTTGGACAGACGCTCACCGCATGGCATACAGAACTTGTAACCAAGACTCCACCTCGCAGTGGAATACTCATTGCCGCAATGGCGGCACTCTGGTGTGTGGTCAGTCATCTTTGATTCCTTTATCTCATTGCATACTCTGCGGACTACTGCACGCGCATCTGGGCGTGAAGCAAACCATTTGGATAACCTTGGGTCATCGTCTTGCAACAACCCAGGCGGGTAGCCTGTCATTGCCCCAGGCTTAATCCACTTTTTCTTGCTCATCGTCATCCCCCTGTGGTGGGAAGTCTTCTTCTTGCAAGGGGGGCAACTCCATCGCTTCCTTCATCATGTGCCACACATCGCCGAATGTCTCCATGTCCTCTGCCCCAAGGCAGGGGTCGCCGTACCCATCGGGCTTGCCATCGTAGTAGGTCACCTCTTGGATACAGTACCAATCCTCGCCGCCGTTCTTGGACTTGGTGTTGACGATGCGGTAATTCCAATAAAAGTCATAGTCGCTCATGTTTACTCTCCTAGCAGGTTGTCGTATGGGGAAGTGTCCAGCGTGGACTCTGTGATGTAGTAGTCGCTCGGACTCTCTGCGTTTTCATCGCCCCTGGTGCAAACCCAGCACTCGTAGAACGCCAACGCCTTGTCGGTGTAGACCCTGACTTGCTTGCTGTCTTGCATCAATACATAAA